CTTTCAGGACTTCTCCGGACTTATCTGGTAATAACCGGATCATTATTTGGTGGAGCTGGGGGGATTTGAACCCCCGTCCGAAATTACTACATTTTTAATCTGCTTTTGATATATAACATAATTCTTTATTATTCATTGAGTTAGTTAGTATCTGTTAGTATCTCTTGGTTGCTTTTTGTATCCTCTGCCGCCATTTTGTCGCCATTTTTGCTGTGCCAATTTAGGTTTGCAAGAGGGTTTTTTGTTGTTGCGTCTTCCAGGTGTTCCAGGGCGAAATGTGCGTATACCATGGTCATTTTAATGTCCGCATGCCCTAAGATATCTCTAAGGACTAAGATGTTTCCGCCATTCATCATAAAGTGGCTCGCAAAGGTGTGACGCAGCACATGAGTACATTGCCCTTCCGGCAGAATGATGCCTGCTCTCCTAACGGCTCTCTCAAACGCTTTCCGGCAGGGTGAGAAAATTGCACCACGTTTTTTAGGTATTTCGTCGTATAGCTCTTTGGTAATGGGAACAGTTCGGTTTTTTTTGCCTTTGGTTTTGATGAAGGTGATCCGATACTTTGAAATCTGCTGCCCTTCTAACTTTTCCGCTTCACTCCATCGTGCCCCAGTTGATAGGCATATCTTCGCCACCTTTATAAGGTCTGGATTCAAAGACTCCTCACAGGCATCTAACAAACGCTTTATTTCAAGGTCTTCCAGAAAAGTAAGCTCTGTCTCATGAATTCGGAAAAGCGGTAGCCCGGTTAACGGGTTCGGCGCAGTCCAGTGGCCGAGTTTACGCAGAGTGCCAAAAACCGCAGATAGGTTTAACTGCTCAAGGTTAACCGTCCGCGGTTTTACTTTTGGCAGTAGCTTTCCTTCACTTGTTACAAGTTCTCCATTTAACCTTTTTTCACGGTACTTTGAGAAATCAGCCGCCGTTACTTCTGTGGCCAAGGGGTCACCGAGTCCGTCACATATGACTTTAAGCTTAGCGTTCATCTTCTTAGGGGCGGCAAGGGTTTGCCCGTAAAGTGAATCCCAGAGTTTGATCAGATCAGAAAGCTTTCTTCTATCCGCTTTTTCTCCCATCCACGGTTTACTACTTGCTTCTTCCATTGTGAAGGTTTCGAAAGCGGCCGCCTCGCCTTTAGTAGCAAATAATCTCCTAACGCGCTTCCCTTTACGTCCGTTGGGATAGCATTCACACAGCCATTGCCCATCTGGTTGCTTTCTGATCGCCATAACTTAAGCCTTACTAAACGTGCCTGCCACTTTGGCAATGATTTTTATTTCGTCTAAATTGCAGTCAAAGGGAACTCCACCACCTTGGACGCGCACCTTTTTCACAGGGATGAAAGCCAATTCCCGAATACTATATTTCCCTTCAATGTTGACTAACCATTCACCGTCTGAAAATTCTGATTCCTTTTTATCAACAATGTAGGTTTTCGTTTCGCTTCTAATTACATGAGGCGCGGCAAGATTGTTGGGAAGAAAAACCTTATCAAACATCATGTAACCTGATTGTTTTAACTCCCCCCCTTCCAGTACGTAACTCTCCAGCCGAACGATATCGGATTTTGAGTGTTCGTATTTGACGCCTTCACCTGTTGCTAGCCATTGCAAAGAAACACCTGTTTCAAGGGCGCATCGAATAACGAGATGTGCAGGGAAATAATCCCGCTTCAACCAGGTTGCCAATGTGCTAGATGCAATTTCAACATGCCGACAAAGGTCATTTTTGAAGCGAAATCCATAAGCATCCATCATTCGGTCAATGGCTTCTACTCCACCTGTTTCAAACATAATTGCTCTCATATACGAATAAAATGATTGACTGTTCGTATTTGAAACATTATAAAGTGAATGCTCTCAGATACGAGTAAATGCGAATCTATGCCAAGAAACGCGAACAGATACGAACTGATACGAAGAAAACAAGGGATATTGCACGATGAATGAATCTATTTCAATCGAGATTCCGAGCCTTTGGGTTTATCCAGACCAATTTGCCGCTTTAGAAAACATGTCAAAACATACTGTTTATAAGTGGAAAGAATTTGGGAAGCTGAAAATCATCCCTAAAAAAATCGCCAAAGGTAAAACCAAGGCAGGCGGAAAGATTCAAATCAAATATTACGAATATAAATATCAGCAACTTAAGGCGATGGGATTCTCCGACATCGTTGTCAATGTTGTTGGATGGGACAAGTTTGCCGCCAAAAAAGAGGCATAACTATGTTTGATTATCAAACATCCATACATCCCCATTTGGATACAGCTTGCCGCCGCTTCTCACTGGCGCACAACCTAACCGAGGTTGCTGCCGTTATGGGTATTTCTGCCCAGGTGTTACGCAACAAACTGAATCCAGACCAGCCGCACCGTTTAACAGTAAACGAGCTGATCATGCTGACGGATATCACTGATGATTCGGCGGTTCTGGATGGTTTGTTGGCACAACTGAAATGTTTACCTGCTGTGCCAGTGAATGAAGCGAAACCAAATAATTTACCGATGCACGCTCTGAGTGCTACGGCCGATGACGCAATCACGTAGAAACGCCATTTTAGACCGAGCCAATCAGGCGATCCGCGATCTGTCCTTGCTCGTTGTGTCTGTTGAGTCGCGTTTTCACACCACGCCTGTGCTGGCATCCGCAATGGACGTAATCAGTTCATGCGGCGTCATGCCTGGTCTGAACTGAGGCTATTCGATGAAAGTTTTCGCACAACTATTAAAGCAACAATCGCCAACGGCTCAACTGCAAAGCTATGGCCACGGTTGGCTTGAACTGCCAAACGGTCAGCGCTGGCAACCGGCCGCAAGCAAAGTGGCGTTTCTAAGTGGTTGCCGTCACCCGATGGTGAAGATTAAGCGTCGCCCTTGGTGGTTCCGCCTGATGGGATTAAGGGGGTAAGTGTGGATCAGCAAACACCGAAATGGATTATTGAAGCCCGAAAGATGATTACTGGCCGGGATAACAGGGTGAAAGATTACTGGGATGGATTGTCAGAAAGCAAAAGACGCTCTTGGTGTTTCATCTCCGATCTAAAACGTCCACATGTCTTGCTTTCTTGGGAGGAATTAAAAGAGGAAGAAAAAGCAGCACTATGGCGAGGTGTATTACTAATAAGGAAATTTCAGGAACAAACCAGACTTTTCACGCAACAGGAATTTAAAGGTGAGGCTGTTTTAAATCTTAGTGATCGAGCGATCCAACTTGCTGAGCAAGTCGAACAGCTTGTTCAAAGAATCGATAGTGAAACCAAAAAATCAATGCACTGAGGGACGTATGAAAATCATCACCGTAGACGAAAAAGGTTTAATGGAGTCGTTCGCCACATTTGGCGTGAAGTACAACTACAGTCGATTTTTTCTTGGGAAATGCCATGTCACTGACGGCCGCGTTGCGCTGACGCCGTTCATGTTTAATGACACCGTTCACCTTGATAACCCGCACCAATGGTTTGCGGCCAACGCTGCGTTTTGGGTTCGTGCTTACCGTGAGTCTGAAAGCTTGGTTGAGCAAGCACTTGGTCAAGGCCAAATCCACGAAATGATCCGCACCTGGTTTAATCAAACCAAAGAAGTGCATTGCATCGGCGCTCTGAATATTTCTCCATTAGCGCCTCTTCATAAAAAGACGGCCACAGAGTACCGCTCGGCCAATTTTCACTAAATAAAACACACCGAACACCCACGGCTTCCATCTGGTTGCCGGGGTTTCTTGCTGCCAAAATTTGGAGTTATGCCATGCAGATGAAACGTAATGACCGCAACCAATTTCCAGTTCGATGGTGTGGATGGGATGCTGCAAAAGCTGCCTGTGACCAAACCGTAATATTGATTAAAGGCGCACGCGCTGAGGCAATGGCTGATGCTGCCGTGAAATATTCTGGCCGTCTGGATCGTCTGGCTTCTCATATAGCGAATGAAGGGTTTAGCGCCGCTGAAATCGTTGAACTGTTACGCCAGGAATCAGAGCAATTTGCCCGAGCTGGCCAGGGCGGTGCTTTATGAAAACTGTCTTAAAATGGGCGGGATCCAAGGTTCGCATCATAGAAGTATTGAAGCGTCATTTACCCGCTGGTCAGCGACTTGTTGAGCCGTTTGCAGGTTCTTGTGCGGTGATGATGAATACGGATTACCCGGCTTATTTAGTGGCGGATGCAAACCGCGATCTGATCGATATGTATAAGCTGATTGCAGAGCAACCGGCCGCGTTCATCCAGACGGCTGAGGCGCTGTTTGAAACGGGAAACACTGAGGCAGAATATTACCGTTTACGCTTTGCGTTCAACTCCAAACCGGCCGGTGATAAAGACCGCGCTCCGCTTTTTCTCTACCTCAACCGCCATTGTTTTAACGGGTTATGCCGGTACAACAAAAAGGGCGAATTCAACGTTCCTTACGGCAAATACAAAAAGCCCTACTTTCCAAAAGTTGAAATCCTCGCATTCGCTGAAAAAGCCAAGCTGGCCACGTTCCTTTGTGGGAACTACAGCGAGGCATTGAAAGCCGCGCAATCTGGTGACGTGGTTTATTGCGATCCGCCATACCTCACAGATACAGCCAATTTCACCGCTTATCACCCTGAAGGTTTCGGGCATGAAGAACACGGCCGGTTAGCCAGGAGCGCACGCCGTTTGGCTGGCCGTGGTGTGCCGGTAGTCATTTCTAACAGTGATACAGATATGGTGCGTTATCTCTATAAAGATTTTGCCATCAATAGAATCACCGCGCCTCGCAGTATTGGAGCGGCATCCGGCAGCATCAAATCTGCTCAGGAGGTGATTGCAACCGTGGCCTGGGATTGTTGAATGGTATCTTTCGTTAACGGCCAGCATCATAAAACCCGCCAGTGGCAGCAAGAACAGTTTGCCCCTGGCGCACCTGCTGGGATTAGCCTGACCGAACGTCAGTTATGGCATATCAACAAAGACGATCATGCATGGCGTACTGAGTATTTGGCAGAAATGCCAAGTTACTTGGCGCGTTATTTTGGCGATCGTTACAGCAAATTAATGGAGAGCGGCCAGAATGGCCGCCGCCGTGCCAATACATTTTTGCGCACAACATTGGGTAAAAATGTATTGCCACGTCTGCGCGAAGTTCGCAAACAGTACGCAACGGATTTCCAGGGAGCGGGCGGGGTGCATATCCCGTTTGCCAAGGATATGGAAAAACTCCCAGGCTATGATCGTGACGACGTGCGCAACCTGGCGCACCGTATCGCAGACTTCATGGCCGAATGCTTCAATGATTTCATCCGCACGGCTTTCCTGGAAGATTCCAAATCACCCGAAGAATTAGATTGGCGTGCAACAGCTGCTTACCGTCATTTAGCTGAGCTGGTGAACCAGTTCAGTATCACGCCGCCTTATTGGCATACCTTCAAAGCAGGCAACAATTTCACGGCGCGTAATGCTGAGTCGGGTTTACTGCGGATGATGGCACCTGAATGGTGGCGCGGTAAGTTGAAACGAAGCCGTGATCTGCTGCGTGAACATATGGCCATTGCCGTTGGCCAGGTTCAAAAGGCGGCATCGGCGTATGTCAGCCGTTCCACGCAAGGGGAATGGGTGGAGCAAAAGAAACGTAACCGGGAGTTTTTCAAATCGTGTGATTTAGAAAATCAGGAAACTGGGGAGCGTATTTCCCTGGCTGACATGGTGGACGGCAGCAACGCCAATCCGGCAAAACGCCGTTGTGAATTGATGGTTCGTATGCGTGGCTTTGAAGATTTGGCCAATGAAATGGGTATGGCCGGGGAGTTTTACACGATCACCGCGCCTTCAAAGTATCACGCCGTTCATAGCAAAGGCGGGTTCGTGTCTCAGTGGAACGCGGCCAGCCCGCAGCAAACACAAAAATACCTTTGCGGTGTGTGGGCAAAAGCCCGCGCAGCGTTTTCCCGCGCCGGGATCCACGTCTTTGGTTTTCGCGTAGTCGAACCGCATCACGACGGGACGCCGCACTGGCATATGCTGCTTTTTATGCGTCCGGCTGATGTGGCCGAAGTGCGTGACATTCTCTGTTATTACGCCCGCCGTGAAGATTCCGAAGAACTGCAATCCGCACACGCGCTAAAGGCGCGTTTTCACGTTGAGCCTATCGACGAAGAAAAGGGCAGTGCTACGGGGTATATCGCTAAATACATTTCCAAAAATATCGACGGTTACGCCCTGGATGGTGAAAAGGACGACGAAACCGGCGAAAGCCTGAAAGATATGTCCAAAGCGGTATCTGCCTGGGCAAGCCGCTGGCGTATCCGTCAGTTTCAGCAAATCGGCGGTGCGCCGGTAACGGTCTGGCGTGAGCTGCGCCGTATGCGTGATATTGCCCTGGAAAACAAATCTATGGACGCGGTGCTGGCTGCGGCCGATGTAGGGTGCTGGGCATCCTATACCCAGGCGCAGGGCGGGGCGCTGGTGGCGCGTCGTGATCTGGTTGTGCGCCTGATGTATGAAATCACGGAATGCGGCAATGAATACGGGGAAGCCGTTCAACGTATTCAAGGGGTTTATTCGCCGTTAGCTGGTCAGGAATCAGAGGTATTAACGCGCCTGGTCAAGTGGGCGATTGTTCCGAAGTTGGCCGACAGCGCAGCGGAGGCTGCTTTTCCTGGCGGCACCGCCGCCCCTTGGAGTTCTGTCAATAACTGTACTCAAAGTACGATCACCGAGTTGAAAAAGGGCATCGGTATTCAGTCCCAGGATGCTGGTCAGATGGCCAAAGCGTTGGCCAGGGGCAATATCGTGCCGCTGGATCGGGAAACAGAAATGCAATTAGAGGGTAACCGGCTGGTGGTGAGGCGCAAAAAGCAATATTGCAGGGAGTGCGGGGAAGTCATTACGCCTGAAAACGAATCATTTGATTCCCCTGGAATGTGCTGGGCGTGTGCCGATGGGGATGTTTTGCAGGCGGATCAGAGTGATGCCGTTAACCGGGCATTTGAGGCTTTGGGGATTTAATGCAAGCTGAAAACTCGCAAAAGCACGCGCAGTTTGCTTTTATTCTGTAACATTTTGCGATACTGTACATTCATACAGTAAATGATTAAGGAGGTTGGGGGATGCAGGATTTATTTTTTGAGGAAATCGCAGTGCAGCGGATGGCTTTGTTTTCGCGGTTGGTCGCTGTTGGGGACTGTGATCAGGAAGAAAAATCGTTAGCACTGGGTTGGTTAGCTGAGTTGAATGCTGAGTTGTTGAAAAATCTGCGGCAGGCAGAAAAGAAAAACCCCCAAAACGGGGGCAGTGATTCAGGCTTGTTGCAGTAGCGAAAGCATCATTTGGCGGCCATCGGCAGTTAGTGCATTGGCGACGCTTTTTACCATTTCTTCCTGAGAAATCGCGCTTGGGCTAATGGTGCTGGCAAATGACAAATGCATTTTAAACGTATGGCCGCATTCAATATTTGTGCAACTGCAATACAGGTCTGAAAGTTCCCTATGCTTGCGTACCGTTTTCTTAATCACGGCGTTTGAATTACATGCGGTACAAATCACTTTCGACACGCGCATATTGTAGGCTCCAGGGAATTGATTACCCCGTGATTTTAGCCTTTTGCGGCTCATTTTTCACCCTCTGATGTTGTGTCAAAGGCGAAGTTAAGCCGCAGATGAACCGGAATTTCCGGGTCACTGTTGACTGCGTTCATGATCATGCGCTGCAACGGGATTACTTCATCCTTTCGATACGTTGCGCGGGACTTTTCCGGATCAGGTAAACCCGCTGTATTTTGCGGAATAATACCCGCCAGGCCAGCCGGGAACCGGTGGGCGTTCAGCACATCCTGTGCGCTGATGTTCTTCACGTTGTTGAATTCGTCGTTCGCCCCGATATCCCCCACCGGAATAAATTGGATCGCCTTTTCGTTACCCCCTGGAATGTTCACAAAAATGGTGGAGAAGTTGCCGATCCCTTTGCTGCTTTCCAGGCGTTCGGCGATTTCGTCTTCTACTTCATCCGTCAGGTTTGCGTCATTGGTGTAGATGATGCCACCAGTGTGCGCCCCGTTGTGGTAGTAGCGGCGGCGAAAAATGGTTGCCTCACTGTTGAGCAACGCCGAGTGGATGCCGCTGATGTAATCCGGCAGGCCATAAATCTGCTGCTGCGGGTCGTACTGTTTCATGAAAATTACATCATCCGGGCTGTACACCAGCGGTTCACCGTCTTGCAAAACCACAAATTCCCCTGTTTTACGCACGCGCAGATACAGCGACGGCAGCGGCAGCAAGTCCACCACGTCCCCCCATCCCGAACGCACTTTCAAAATGGCCAGGTCACCGCAGGATAAATAATCGAATACGCCGCCGCGCAGCTGCTCATGCGTCAGGCCGCCGCCCAGGTAATCCGATGCCACCATATTATGGCGGGCATAAATTACGCCGCCGTGCTGGCTGTTGAGGTTGGTCAGTTGAACCAGTGCCAGCCGGTCAATCGGCAGGGTGTAGTGATCGAATTCATTGTCATACCAGATATCCCGGTAATTGGTGCCGGTGGTCAGAATGGGTTCCGGCCGCCCCATGCTGATGATGCTCATTTTCTTGCTGCGGTCAGGCTGTTCTTTCTTTGCCTGGCGGGCTGGTTTGCGTTTGCTCATGCTGCTTTCTTCCCTAATTTCCATTTAGATTTACGCTTGTGCTCAAAGTTGATCGGCTCGTTAATGATGGCGTGCGCGATTGCCCAAAAGGCATCGGCGTGGCCGGTTTCAACTGTCCGATCGGCTTTAAACGTCATGGCGTTGCCGCTGGCCGTGCTGGTGTGTCGGATGGATAAGAAAGACGCGGCAATTTCCCGGTTATCTTTGTTCCATTCCAGGCGTTTTGCGCCGATTACGTCGATCATCTTCAACACCAGCCGGGTTTTGGTTTCCATGCCGTAGTGAATGGCCA